CCTGAAGAGACCTGACGGCAAAGGCCATGAAGAAGGCAGTGCTACTAGCCTGTCACAGCTGCGCGGCAGTGGCTCGATTGCACAGCTGAGCGACATGGTCTTAGGACTTGAGCGTAACGGTCAAGCTGATGATCCAACCATTCGCAACACCACACATGTGCGTGTGCTGAAGAATCGTTTCAGTGGACTCACAGGTAAGGCGTGTGACTTGCTTTATGATTTGGGTACAGGTAGAATGACTGAACATGTACTAGAGGATAGCTTGTGATTGTATTAGACATCGAGACAAACAGATCGCATGACACCATCTGGTGTGCTGTGACACGCACAGGGGCTGACGGCTTACGTGTGTGGACTGAAGAGGGTAATGGCCTCCTTCAGGAGTACCTTGATGATAACGCCCCTGTGATCATGCACAATGGCATTGGCTTTGATGCACCTGTACTGCGTAAGGTGTGGGACATTACTCTGTACCCTTCGCAGGTGATTGATACTCTTGTCTTGTCTCGACTCTACCGCCCTGACATTGAGGGTGGACACTCACTTAAGGCATGGGGTCAACGCTTGCGTGGTGACGATGGCAAGATAGATTTCACTGACTTCGATGGAGGTTTGACTGATGAGATGGTCAAGTATTGTAAACGTGATGTTGATCTTACTTGGGATTTGTATAATCATTTGTCTCGTGAGATGAAGGCGATGAACTTCTCTGATGAGAGTATCAAGCTTGAGCACGACACAGCAATCCAGACTTGCAAGCAAGAGCGCAATGGATTCTTGTTGGATGTGCGTGAGGCTACTACTCTCTTGGCTGATCTCAAGTCTCGCATGGCTGACATCGAGCACGAGCTGCAAGAGAAGTTTCCACCTATCGTTACTGAGCGTTGGTCTGAGAAGACAGGCAAGCAACTCAAGGATCATGTCGAGGTGTTCAATGTGGGTTCTCGACAGCAGGTAGCGAAGCGTCTTGAGAGTCTTGGTGTCAAGTGGAAGCGTGTGACAGAGACAGGCAGACCTGTAGTGGATGAAGGCACACTTGCTGAGATAGATCTGCCAGAGGCACAGCTAGTGTCTGAGTACCTGATGTTGCAGAAGCGTGTGGGTTTGATCAGCAGTTGGATTGATGCCGCAGGTGACGACAACAGAGTACATGGTCGAGTCATTAGCAATGGTGCTGTTACTGGCCGCATGACACACAGCAGTCCTAACATGGGACAGATACCTTCAGTGTCTAGTCCGTATGGTAAAGAGTGCCGTAGTCTGTGGACTGTACCGTCAGGCTACAAGCTTGTTGGTTGTGACTTGAGTGGTATTGAGTTGCGCTGTTTAGCACACTACATGCAGGACGATGAGTGGACAGACGAGTTATTAAACGGAGACATCCACACCAAGAACCAGTTAGCCGCAGGATTACCCGAGCGCAATATGGCAAAGACTATGATCTACGCTACACTCTATGGCGCAGGGGCTGCAAAGATAGGATCAATTGTTGGAGGAGGATACGAAGAAGGTGAACAGATACTTGAGAACTTCTATGCGAACACGCCAAAGCTTAGAAAGCTCCAGACGTTGGTGGGACAGCTTGCATCAGAAGGAACAATCAAAGGTCTTGACGGCAGAAGATTGCACATCAGGTCAGAAAGAGCCGCACTCAACACGCTCTTACAAAGCTGTGGAGCAATCATAGCTAAGCAGTGGTGTGTTACTATGCACGAGAAGATTCGCAGATCTGCATTGCAGGGGTTTGTAAAGCAGGTAGCGTTTGTACATGACGAGATACAGATGGAGGTGAAAGAACATGTAGCAGAACACGTGGCAAAGATTATGGAAGAGTCAGCCACTGAAGCAGGGAAGCTTCTAGGATTCAGAGTGCGCGTAGACGCTGAGTCTAAAATTGGTAATAGTTGGTATGATACGCATTGACAAATGCTTCAAATTCCTGTATAATATACAGCGTATATTGAAGTAAATCATGATTTACCTAAGTGGAGAATACTTATGAACAAAGTACCCGTAGATTTAAACAACGTTACTCTTTACTGGGCATCGTTGAATGAGCCAAACACAATGTCAGGCAAGTATCAGGTTGACTTGTGTCAGTTGAGTGATGATCAAGTAGCAAAGCTTGAAGACATTGGTGTTAATGTCCGCACCAAAGGTGATGACCGTGGTTACTTCATCACAGCTAAGTCAGCTAAGTTTCCAATCACAGCCTACACCAAAGACGGTGGTGTCTTTGAAGGTATGGTAGCGAATGGATCAAAAGCTAATGTCAAAGCAGAAGCTTATGAGTGGACACACGCACCCACCAAGCGTAGTGGTTGGGCTGTAGGGATTAAGATTGGTGGTCTTCAGATCACTGACTTGATCGAGTACACTCCTCAGTCTGTAGCGATGACCGAGGAAGCCTTGTGAAACTCCTGATTGATGGCGACATCCTCACCTATAGGGTGGGGTTCGCCTACGATGATGAACCCTTTGGACTCGCTCGGCATAGACTGGGCGAGACCATCGAGACCATCTGCGAAGAGTTAGGTAGCGAAGACTTTGAGCTGTTCATTACAGGCAAGACCAACTTCAGGAATGACTACGCAGTCACAGAACCCTACAAGGGAAACAGAACAGGCAAGCGCCCTGTACACTATGATGAACTGCGAGAGTACATGCTGGAGATTGGAGGTAAACTTGTAGAGGGTCAGGAAGCTGATGATGCTATTGCAATACGTGCGACAGAGCTTGGTAAAGATAAGTGTTTCATTGTCAGCATTGACAAAGACTTTGATCAAGTCGAAGGGTGGCACTACAACTTTGTCAAGAAGCAACAGTACTACATCAGTGCTACGCAGGGTATGCTCAACTTCTACATGCAGTTTCTTACTGGTGACCGCATTGACAACATCATTGGAGTCAAGGGAATCGGAGCAGTTAAAGCCAAGAAGTTATTGGAAGACAAGACAGAGCGAGAGATGTTTGAAGTCTGTGTTGAGAAACTGGGTAGTGAAGAGAGAGCTGTAGAGAACGGTATCTTATTGTGGCTCAGGCGGTATGAAGGTCAGATCTGGACGCCACCAACTAAGGAAGAGGTCAATGAAGAAGCGAACGAGCAAGAACATACCGAAGGGGTTTGACAGTTGGCTAGAGTTTGATCTATCTAAAGAGTTGCGGCAGTGTCAGTATCACACAGAACGTATACCGTACATACAACGCAGAACTTATGAGCCTGACTTTGTATACTACGATGAGGAAGAGGAGATCTTAACTTATATCGAAGTCAAAGGTAGGTTCAGAGATAGGAACGAGGCTAAGAAGTATGTTGACATTAGAGACTCTCTTGTTAGGACTGTTGATCTTGAGTGCGCTTACGAACTTGTATTTGTATTCCAAAACCCTAGAACTGCAATGCCGTTTGCAAGAAAACGAGCAGACGGTACTAAGTTTACGATGGCAGAATGGGCAGATAAAAACGGTTTCACGTACTACACCCCAGAGAGTTTACCAAGTAAGTGGAGACACAAGTAATGACAAAGCATTGCAACAAGTGTAACACTACAAAAAGTAGAGAAGACTTCACTAAGCTCAAACGCTCAAAAGATGGTCTATATTCTATTTGTAAAAGCTGTAAAAGCAAAGCTGAAAGGGCTTGGAGAACACCTGAGAAAACCAAACAGTACAATCTTAAAAAAGATTTTGACCTAACACCCGAAGGCTACAAGAAAATGTTAGACGAGCAGGGTGGTGTTTGTGCTATCTGCAAAGAACTAGAAACTACCGTAAGATGTGGTAAAGTTCAAGCCTTGTCTGTTGACCATTGCCATACTACTGGTAAGATTAGAGGGCTGTTATGTAACCGTTGTAACCGAGCCTTGGGAAAGTTTAAGGACAATATTGTAACAATACAAAGAGCTTTATCATATTTGGAGAACTCTCATGTCTAAACACATGATTATACCCGACACACAGGTTAAACCTGATAGTAACTATGATCACCTACGGTGGGCAGGGCAGTACGCTGCACAGAAGAAGCCTGACGTGATCATTCACTTAGGCGATCATTGGGATATGCCAAGTCTGTCAAGCTACGATGTAGGCAAGAAGAGCTTTGAGGGTAGACGCTACACCAAGGATGTGGAGGCAGGTATTGATGCTATGCTTGCATTCTTAGAGCCTATCAGAGCAGAGCGTGAGCGCCTTCGTATCAACAAGAAGAAGCTGTGGACTCCTAAGATGGTGTTCTTGTTGGGCAACCACGAGCAACGCATTGAGAGAGCTGTAGAGACTGATTCTAAACTAGAAGGTCTGATGAGCTACGATGACCTGATGTTGCCTGAGATGGGCTGGACAGTTGTCCCCTTCCTACAACCAAAGGTGATTGATGGCGTCGTGTACTGTCACTACTTCTGTTCAGGTGTAATGGGTAGACCTGTAACGAATGCAAAGCTACTCTTGCAGAAGAAGATGATGAGCTGTGTGCAAGGCCATGTGCAAGACCGTGACATTGCTTATGCAAGACGCGCTGATGGTAAGAACATTACTGGATTGTTTGCAGGTATCTACTATCAACATGACGAGGAGTATCTGAATCCACAAACCAATGGTAGTTGGTCAGGTATCTGGATGTTAAATGAGGTAGAGGATGGAAGTTTCGATGAGCTACCTGTCTCGATTAATTATCTCCGTAAAAAGTATGGTAAGGATGCGTCATGACATTCAAGGATCTGTGTGATAAACTAAAGCAGTTGCCTGAGATTGATTTGCTTGAGGTATTAGAGATCAGTTCAGAGGATTTAGTTTATAGGTTTGAAGATTTTATTGAAGCTAAGCGAGACTACCTTGAAGATGAATTAGAAGTAGAAGATATATACAATGACGACGAGATTGAATGACGCAAAGAGGCTATATACAATGATGACGAGACTGAATGATGCAACACCAGAGCAGTGGGATGCAGTAACTAAACCCAAGCACTACAACACAGGCGGTATCGAAGCCATTGATTATATCAAGCAACAGTTGGGTGATGGGTTTATTGAGTACTGTGAGGGCAACACACTGAAGTACCTTCACAGGTGGCGCTACAAGGAG